GGCGGTCAATTCGTCGGCGCGTGCGGATGTAGTGTTGATCGTCATGCGCGTATCACCACGGGCAAGCCCCGGTCCCTGAAATTGTCCAGAAGCGCGTCCGCAAACTGGTTGATTGCGGACGGGTCATTTGCAAGCGAACCGCTGCCCCGGACGGAAAGGTCCACGTTCAGTTGTTGCGGCGCTGGGGCTGCTGCCGCCGCACCTGCGGATGCTCCACCGCCCCCGCTGCTGAAGTTTTGCGATGATATCTGCGCGATAAGCGCGCCTGTCCGGGCCAGAGAAGCCGCTGTGAATGCTGCAGCCGCAGGCGGTCCGCCGACAGCCATGCCCTTGCTCCATGCCTCTGTAGCCGCCTCATATCCGCTGACGACTGCGTTTGCCACAGAAGCGGCCTTGCCGATCTTGAATAGCTTCTCGTTGCCGGACCGCATAAGCGAGGAAGCGTCCGATAGCGCGCCCTTGATCCCGTTAAGACGCGCGCTCATCTCATTCGATTGAAGCGCAGACAGTCGGTTCTGGTATTCCTCTTCAATGCGCAGCCGCGCTTCGTTGTGGCCGCCCAGCGCTTCCAATTCCAAAGCGTTGAAGTCCGCCAGCTTCTCAAGGCTTTCCGTCCGCCAGTTTTCAAGCATCTCGCCTTCGGTCATGAGCGACTTTGCAAGCGCGCCTATGCGGTCCTCCTGCCTGCGCCCGACGCTGCCATTTGGCTTGTTGTCATCGCCTTCAAGTTGCTTGCGGAAGCCATAAGGGTCTTGCTGTCCACGCAAGTCGCCAAAATCGCGCGGGTCGCCGCCTCGCCCGCCCGCAACACTTGAACCCACTTGAATGCGCATAGACGCATCAGCCGCATCATTTGCAGATGCCGCAATGTCATCAAACGCAGTTGTTGCAGATGCAGCGGAGGACAGCACGCGCTCAAGCGCAGAGACAATTTTCGCTATTTCAGGAGGTATATTCTCAGAAGATGTGAAAATGCCGTCAATCTCATCAAGCGCAGCAGATGCGGCCTGCGCCAATTCCCGGGGACCTTCCGCCGCGCCAAGCTGGTCAAGCGCGCCATTAAGCGCGACAGCTTCACCAACGCTTAACCCGATTTTCCCCGCGATTTCCTCAAGACTGCTGCGCGCGTTGTCTATGTTCTCGGACAGCTCGTCATATTGGCTAGCGTTGCGAACAGTGCGCTCACCTAGCCCGCGCAGAAGCATCATGTTGACTGCAACAACGCGGTCCTGCTTTTCCATTTCGACAGTTAGATTGGAAATCGTCGAGCGCACATCATTGGCCGCATCTTGATACCCACGCATAGCCTGCGAAAGCGCGGCCTGCGCAGCAATGCGGCTTGCCCGCTGGATTTCGTCGGCGAACTCTCCGAACTGCGCGGCAAGATCTTCAATGGGCGTGCCAGCCCTTTGAGCAAGGCTCTGCACATTCCCCATGGCATCAATGAAGTCATCTAGCGCGTCAGCCGCGTTGTCTGCCTCGTCCCCCATGTCGATGAAGCTTGCTGCAAGCGGAATGCCGACAGCCGCCACCGCGCCCATGACAGCGCCAAGCGCGCCAAACCCGCCAAGCAACTGCGGCAACTGCTGGCCCAAGGCAACGCTTGCAGACGTGCCCGCGCCGACCTGCGTGGCGAAGTCGCCAATCTGGAAGGCGACGTTTTGAATGCCGCCGCCCGTGCCGCGCGTCGCAGTGGAGAGCCCGCCAAACGCCCCAGTCAGGCCCTTCGTGGAGCGGGACGCTGCAGCGATGGACGTGTTCGTATCGGCAACGGCCTTTGACACGCGGCCAAGCCCAGCCTCTGCGCCAGTCGCGTCGGCGGTGATCTCAATTTGAAGCGAAGGGGTAGTCATGTATCAGGCTCCAGCATCGCTTTAAATCGCTTCACTTCATCTTCCGACAGCTTGCCCGGACGGGTGGGCATGTTCTCGCTGATCTGAACGTCCACATCGACCAAATACCAGAAGTGACGCGGGCGCATCCTCCAAAACTCCGAAGGCTGCACCTGCCAATGCCTGACCGCCCTCTGAAACGCCCACTTTACGAAGCGGGCGTTTGCGCGTTTCCCTCGCCACCTTCGGCGTCCCCGTCGCCTTGCGGTGCGCCGTCAAGCATGGTGATGATAAGCCAGTCCAGAACCTCGACCGCATACCCGACCCGATCAAGGCCATTTTCCCCGCCATCACCGCGAAGCTGGGCAGCGAAGGCCTTGTAGACCTCCGCCGCCGTCGCTTTGATGCCGACCGCCCCAAGCATCGCCGCGTAAGCCTTCGCAAGCTTCGCAAACCGGATGTTGTGGCTGTCGCTCCGCATTCGGACCAATTGCCCGAAGGTGATAACGTCCTCAACCGCATCCGTGACCTGAAATGCCATGTCCTCGGTCAAGGTGACTTCCTGATCGTTCCATTTGATCTTGATGGACTGCATCAGGAAGCCGTGATCGCGCCGCCGCTTTCAAGCGACAGGGTAAAGGTGATCGTGTCCGCCTGCTCTCCCGTCGCCTCAAACGAGGTGATGAAGAAAGACCCCGTGTAAGTTGCGAAAGACCCGAATGCGACCCGGAAGGCGTGGAGCGCGCTGTCCGCTGCCGCAGCCGCCGCCAGCGCCGAAAAGGTCGATGCCGTGGCAACGCCCGTGCACGAAAGCGACATGGACTTGACCGCCACATCGTCCAGATATGTCCGAACGCCGCTGTCGTCCTTGTCTGTGATGTCGATTGCCTCGTTGTTGAACGTCAGGCTGTCCGTCCGCGCGCCCGCGACCACCGAATAGGTGGAACCGTCCGACGCATATTCGATCCGCAGATCACGCCCCGCCTCTGCCGCCATTGCTCGACCCTCCTTAGGTCAGATAATACAGCACCCGGAACGTCTGCACCGTGTGCCAAGTCTTGCCATCGTCCGGGTCCATAAACTCGGTCCCGCCGTCATACCGGCACTCTATCACATTTGCACCCGTGACGGATAGACTGTGCCGCTGCAGCGCATCATATACCGCATCCGCGATCGTGCGCCATGTCAGGGCAGACTGCGAACGCGACCATGTATGAACATCCACGAGGACCGTCAGGCCGTTGTCGTCCTTGGTGTCGTCAGGCTCTGCAATGAGCGGGCCGATCGTGATGTATGGGAATACGCTGTCGTCTCCGCTATCAACCGATTGCGGGACCACCGTATAGACCGCTTGCACGCTGGAAAGCGTCGTGGCGCGCAGCCCGTCCAGCCTGTCGAAAACCGCCTGTTGCAACTCTGCAAGGTTCACTTCAACGCCCCCGATATTGCCGCATTAAGGCGCGCATTGAATTGCTTGCGCATCCGCTCCACCGCAGGACGAAAGAACGGACGCGCGGCCATCTTGCGCGTGCCGTATTCCAGATGAACCGCATAGGCCAACTTGCTTCCCACCGTGGCGGTCATCGGCCCCATCACGTCCCATTCGATGCTGTTCGCAAGTCGCCCTGTATCGCTCGCAGGCGCTTGACCCGGCGCGGATGCCGTATGAACCCGGCGCGGCTTGTATTTGACATAGGTCTCGCCCGACGCTGGCCCGCGCTGGATGGAGCGCACGATATCCTTGCGCAACCGAATGGCCGTTGCCGTGACCTCTCGTGCGACCGCCGCCCGCACGTCGCCCGACGCCTCCCGTAGCGCAGCCTGCAGCGCATCCGATCCGGTCAGGCGAATGCGCACCGTCACGTCGCCACCCCCATCTCCACGTCGATTTCAAGCCAGCGGTCCGCATAGCCCACGTTGTTCACGAACCGGAGATTGCCAACCTCGCCCCTGATCTCCACGCGATCGCCTTCCCGCAAGCCGTCGAAATACCGGACAACAACGCGGTGCGTTGACGAGGCCTCAATCCGCTGCGATGACCAGCGCTCGCGTCCGGACATTGCCTTGACCATAGCCCTGACCGGCGCGCCACTGACCGCCGCCCACGCCTCCGTATAGCCCCCAGCCCCGTCACTCGTGCGGGTCAGGCGCTGAAACTGCACAGGCTCGCGCATCATCCGCGCGCTGTATTTGCTGCAGCACTTCACCACGCCAGATTGTCCATCAGCCGATAAGGTGCCAGAAGCCGCCGCACCTCGTCCGTCATGCCCTCGCACCCGTCATAAAGCTGGGAAACGTAAAGCCGAATGGCCTCAAGTATTGGCGAAGGAATGGAGCCGCTGCCGTAGCCCGCAACATACGTCACCTCCACGGCGTTTTGCGCGCGAAGGTTCGAGGGCCATGTGCTGCCCTCGTCCAAGAAGATCCGCCCGCTTTGCTCGTCCAGCGTATATTCAGCCGCGCTGAATGCCGACGCTTGGTTCGCTCGGTTGTATGTGGAGAAGGTCGTGATGGACGCCACCGGAGGAAAGGGCTT